ACTTTATCTACTTCATCTTTTAATGGTTCAAACGTCGGCTTATAATACGAAATTTTTTTTGTTAATTTCTTTCCTTCATAGCTTGTTTTAAATGTTTGGATGTCTTTTGGAATATCAACTAGCACTGGTCCTGGTCGACCATTTTTAGCAATAAAAAAAGCTGAGTGTATTGCTCCAGCTAACTTTGTAACATCTTTAACTAAATAGTTATGTTTTGTACAAGGTCGAGTTATTCCAACTATATCTGCCTCTTGAAAAGCATCGTTTCCTATCATGTGGGTAGGAACTTGACCTGACAAACAAACAACTGGAACTGAATCCATCATCGCATCTGTTAACCCTGTAACCGTATTAGTTGCACCAGGACCCGATGTGACTAGAACAACTCCTACTTTACCTGTAGATCGTGCATAACCTTCAGCCGCATGAACAGCAGCTTGTTCATGTCTAACTAAAATATGTCTGATTTTTTTTTGTTTAAATAGCTCATCATAAATTGGTAACACTGCTCCTCCAGGATAGCCAAAGATTACTTTTACGTTTTCCTGAATCAATGATTCAATTACAATTTTTGCACCAGTTATTTTCTTCATATTATTAAATTAAACTAAAAAAAAATATTACTCAACTAACCATAAATTTTATATTTAAACTCTTTGTAAAATATAGTTTTCTGCTTCTAATGCAGTTTTTGCAACATCTACACTGCTAACAGTTACTGTAGATCTGGTTGCAGACAAAAGAAAAGGATTATCAATAAAAGTATCAGTTCCAGCAAAATCCTGAGATCCAGGACCAAGAATAACTTTTAATGTTGTTCCACTATAATCACGAACAACACCATAAGCACCAGCAGACTGAGCAGTGACGGTATATGTTACAGAATTTAGAGTAAAGGTATCAGTTGAATTGACCCAAGTGCCACTAACATCATAAACATAGAAAGTGTCATAAACAGGTTCTTCTCCAGTATTGGCAAAGTATCCAGAAGAACCGTATGTGCTATTTGTAGCGGTTGCAAGGGTAGCATCATACCAATAAAGACTACCGATAATAGCAGTAGAAGCAGTAAAATCATACTCGATGTATGCATTAGCACTACCAGCAGTTCCACTTACAGTTTTACCTGTAGTAAATTCTGTTCCGCCATCGCCAGCATCGGAAGGATCAGAAGGTGCCAGACCATCAGGACCCCACTCACCATTATATGTTTGCGACAGTGCAAAAACTCTACCTGCCATAGAGGCATCAGAAACGTCTAATCTGTAAACTCTATCAACGTAGAATAATAATACTGCCTGTGCGTTCTGATATAACTGATAGGTTCCACCAGAAGTTGTTGTAGAGAATACAAACTTACCACCAAGATCAGCAATACCACCAGTGGAGATAGTTGCAGTAGCACCACCAGATGCTGTAATGGCATCACCCTCACCAAATTCACCACCAGTTCCAGATCCACCACCAGTTCCATTAATGGTAGATGCACCGATATACAAAGTTGTTCCATCAACTTGGAAAACTGTTGCAGTTGTATCATTACCACCAGATCCAATGGTGATAGTTTCTCCAACTGCAAACGTTCCACTAACGCTCTCGATTGCAATAGAGCGAGCGGTAATTGCTTTTACATAATATGTTGTGAGAGATGGAATAATATAACTTTCGTAGTTAAACTGCTTTTCTCCATCTGTGCTGGTGATTCTTAAACCACCTTCAAAACCAGATCCTGTAGGTGCAAAAGGAGTTCCGACTGTCATTGTGTATCCACTAATGATATCTCCTTTATGAAGAAGATATGTCGAAGCATCTACAGTAAGTTTTTGATCAAAATCTTTGATACCAAACTCATAATTTGATGCAGTGCCATCATTAGCAACATTCAGCACAGTGCTGGCAGATCTATCAGCAGGGGCGCTATATAACAGCGTATTAGTTGCTGCCGCAGGTTTTGATTTTGCAAGAATACCTTGATTAGCCATTTTTTATTAAAATCCAGCGTAGAAGAATTGTTGTTGTCTGGTTCGACCAGTCAGTGTAGCGGCACTAATACCAGCACCAAATTGAACATCCTCAAATGTAACGTTGTCGGTAGATAACAGAGTAGCGTCAGCATCAGGGAAAGTAATCGTCCTATTATCGGTAAGATTATCAACGTTAATTGTAACCTTACTGGGTAATGCGAGATTATTAGATCCAAAAGAAGGATTAACTAATGTTTTATTATATAATGTTTGTTCTGCTCTTTCGGCAACAATTGTATTATTTTCACCTAAGTTATTTAGGTTATCAGTTGGAGGGAATTCAAAAGTTTGATTTGTTGCAGAATTTGAGTTATTCAGATTAAAAGTAATTTTCTTGGTGACATCACTATCATCAACAAGAATCAAAGAAGCAATACTTTTGTTTCTTAAAATTTGAGTAGCTTCAGTTCCAACCAATTCAATATTTTGATCAGGAACAGTGATAATTCGGTTTGCTGTGAGAGCGTCAGTATTAAATGCCGCCCATGAGGTATCTGTCTCAGAGTCACTAACAAGTTTTACATTAACAAATGATTTATTAAGAGAAGTTTGCTCCGCTTTTGTATCAAGTAACGTAGAAGATGTTGCTGTAGGTTCAGAAGTAGTTGTAACAGTTCCTGCGTCTGGTAAAAAATACGAGCGACGAGCATCACTGGTAACAGACCAGTTAATTTGAAAAATTGCTTCTTCTGTTCCGTCAGTAATAACAAAGTTATCCTCATCAATAAGAATTGTCTTATTTCTTAGAGTCTGTGTGGTATCATCACCAACAACAGTAGTTCCATTACCAACTGTAATTGCAGGTAACGTAAAAATTCTAGTGTTGGTTCCTGTTCCAACATTACTAACTTCAAATCGTGCTCTTGGACCTTGGGCATCCTCAAGGATGAAAGTTTGGTCTGAAACAACAAAGTTACCAGTGACTTTAATAGCACCAGTTCCTTTAGGAGAAAGAACTAAATCAGCATTTGTTGCTGCTTCATCGATGGCAGTAATATAAAGAGATGCACTCTCATTACCGTTGTCGATTCTGGTCATATAAAATCCAGCATTACCAAAACCAATACCAATTTCATCATATGCATTTTGGTATAAACCAGTATCGCGGTCTAAATCAAAACAAAGTCCAGGATCAGCTTTACTGCCCTGTCCAACTCCACGAAAGAGTTGATTAACTTTTGCCTTTCGGTTAGGAATCAAAGGGTCAGATACGACAACAGGGAGAATTGCTTCTCCCGATAAATTCGCATCTGAGATTGTTTCCAACTGAGAAATCTTTTTAGTTCCCACGAATAATCACACGATTTGCTACAAGTTTATTTATATGGATATAATTCGTTGTATCTTACGAAATGACGAGGGTTAGGTTTTACTTCAAGAGATGCACACACCGCAAGATACGATTCCCACTCTTCACTCAACTCCGAGGGTATTTTGACATTCGACTCCGATTGGATCACATTCTCTGTGTCCGAGGAGGAGGTTGTAGAATTCGTTTGCTTTGTCATATTGTGCTTTATGGTGTTGTTTTACATCCTCGACACAAGATAGAATTTCCTCATACGCTCGTCGTGCATCAACTTCGTTATCTTGGAGGTAATCTTCGATAGCGTCGAGCATACGATCTTTGCGCTGCTTTGCATACAGTTTGCTCCAATAATCGTCAGAGTTTTGCAATTTGGGTCGTCCTTCAATAGGAGGTTTCTTAGTCCAATAGTCGTTAATCAGGTCGGGCATTCTTTTCCTCCTTTGCTGTTTTGAAGTAAAGCTTATAGTATCTAGACTTCATCTCATCTAGTATAGCATTGTCTTCGTCAAATGCCATATACTTTGTAAGTTGGTAACATCCTTCTAGTTCACTAATTAAACGTAGAAGGTTGATGGACTTTCTTGGAAGTCCACCATAAGTATACTCACTTCTTGGGCGCATTGGGTTTTACTGCTCGATTTTCAACTACAGTTTGATGTAGTTTTTTGAGTGCCGCAGCAGTTTCGGGAGTTTCTTCCCAATTCCAAGTGTTGCCGTTTTTGTCAATGAATTCACGCTTAGTCATTGTTTTCCTGTGTACTGGTAACATTTATACTTAGGTTGGTATCGGTCCACATATTTTTGTGCATGTTCTACACAAGTGAACCAACACTTTTTGTTTTCCGTCTCATCTTTTAAGAAAATTGGAAACATTTGAACCCAAGGAAAGAACTCAATCTTCCGAGAGTTCATCACCTTGAGGACCGTAGGTTTCTTCGTTCGTCGCTTGGATGTACTGGTCGTACTTTTCGTCGAAGTCTTTGTAATCTTTGCCTTCGCTTTCGGAGTCGTAGTAAGTTTCTGGAGATTTTTCTCCAGATTCTTTTGCGTTTTCACGCTTGGCGCAGTAGCGGAAGAACTCGATGAAGTCTTCTTTCGTCCAGTCGTTGAAGATGCTTTCTTGCGGGTCGTTTTCGTCCCACTCGATTGTGAACGAACCGTCTTCGTGGTCTTTGACATTAATCATTTTGAACAGGTTAGACATAGTATGTCCCCATGTTTTCTTGCCGAGTTCGACATGATACCAGGGTGCATACAGGGGATACTTGTAGTTCATGATATTATAGCATAACTCCCAAGGCAGGATTTGAACCTGCGACCGAGTGATTAACAGTCACCAGCTCTGCCGCTGAGCTACTTGGGATTGAAAGGAGGGCGCTGTTTCTAAAATACAGACCTTTTGTATTCCCTCCATGGAGAATAGCGGACTCGAACCGCTGACATCCTGCTTGCAAAGCAGGCGCTCTACCAACTGAGCTAATTCCCCGAGAGCCCCCGATCTGATTTGAACAGACGACCTGCTGTTTACAAGACAGCTGCTCTACCACTGAGCTACAAGGGCGGAGGTGGGACCGAAGTCCCGAAGGGTTTATCCCGACCAGTGCGCTTTTAGAGTCATCCCGAGACTTACCATGCTTCTGTTAATAATTCAGAGGAACCAAAACCATTAACGAACCAAGTATTGAAAGAAACAACACATCTAATTTTATCAGAGTTTACAACATTAACGCCATGGGGCATATTAGATTTAAACAAAAATAAATGATGATTTACTGCGGGGTAAGTTTTTGCGTCTCTCAACCAGTGTTTATCTAATTCATAACCTGGGGTTTTTCTGTAGAACACTGCGGTATTTAGGTGTCTATCGGCACCCATTGCAGCGTCGGGTCTATAGAAAGTTGTTCCAGGAGAATCATCTTCAACTTGGATAAAATACGCACCACTTACAACAGAATTGGGATGCATATGACATTGCAAACCATGGAGACTTTGCGTTTTAATTGCCCAACTCTGAGTAATATGAAGAGGATCTTCACACGCTAGTGCTTCTTTTGCAAAAAAATCAACTTCTTTCGCGAGCCATGCCTTTAGATGAGGTGTCTTATCTAAAATATATGGTTCAGTTCGATTGACTTTTTTATGCTCACTATATTCCGCATTTAGAATATAGTCATATTCATCCTGAATTGGACTTTCATTTACAGATTCGCCAATAAAACTAGGAAAGAGTAGATGTAGGTCCATAGATAGAATGAATAATAGGAACGGAGAGACTTGAACTCTCACGGGCTATTGCCCAACAGATTTTAAGTCTGGTGCGTCTACCGATTCCGCCACGCTCCCAGAAAAACTTAGAAGAGATGGAGTTGATCTTCTGAGTTTGGAGTATATGTAGGGGGATGAAAAGAACAATACTCGTTGAATGTGATTTTCATTTCCTTATTAGTAAGATTAGCATGTTTTGCTGCTTTTGGCAAGTTCCATTTAGCAGTAAACAGCATTTCCATTGACTTACGAGTTTCAGGTCTCATCAGTTACCCCAACTTTTTCTAGGAAACTTTTACGAAATTCTTCAACTTCATCTTGAATTTCATCAGGAACAGGAGGAATTTCGTTGACAGGAACCATCATACAAGACTTTCCGTCAGGACGAACAATCTTCCAGCAAACATGTTGAGATTCTGTCAGGTCCATAATGAAATCAAAATGGTCTTCTGCCTGACGCAGAGTAATGCCAATCGGTCCAATCATTTTACAGCAAAGCAATAAGTAATCATATCGTTATCGATAATCTCCTGAACTTCTGAAATGGTTTCAGAGAATCCAGCAGCACCTTCCATATCCATTTTCCATTGAACATCTTTTTCATAACCTTCGTCATCAACGAGGGTCATCTTACGTTTGGAAAAGTTGACGAAGATGTGAGAGAGGGAATCCATGTGTGCCTCTTGACTACTTATACAGTATAGCAGAGCAGGATTCCCGTGTCAAGGGGTCAGTTCAGGAAAATAGCAGCACCAGTCACAACTACAGCAGCACCTGCATTGATGCCAATCGCAGCACCTGCTTTAATTGATGCTGCTGCTCCAGCAGATGCTGTAAATGCACCACCAGCAGTATTTGTAATTGCTGCTCCAGCAGTATTGACAATACCAAGACCAGTAGTGCAACTGTATGCACCAGCAGGGTTTGCAATAGTGTATCTAGGAACTGCATCTACACCAAGACCAGGTGTCATGACAGTTTCTACTGAACCACCAACGAGTCTAAAGATACCAGATTTAATAACAGGTCCAGGAGGTTGGTTGATAAACTCATACAAAGCAGGTGTATTAATTTCAATTGAGTTACTACCAGCAAGAATGATTTCTGCACCTGCGTATGATTGGTTACCCGCAGAGTTTTCAAACATACCACCTGTTATTTTAGTTGATTGAGAAGCAATGTTGCATTCTGCACCTTGAACTTCAAACTTAGCACCTACAGTATTGATGTCAACATCAGATCCAAATCGAATAGTATGTTTTTGAACTTTGGTGCTCTTCTTGTCTCCGTTCTTATCAACGACTTTAGGTGATCCCTCGGCAGAAACAAAAAATCCACCACCAACTTCAAGGTGAAAATCTCCAGTGACTTTCAAGAACATATCACCTTCGATTGTAGTTGCTTCATCGCCATCTACGATTTTACAATCATCACCATGAACTTCTTGAGTGAAGTTACCAGCATAAGATGTATGATCAGCAACTAAATTACCACTATCTCCTTTATTACCAGTATTTTGTTTCTTGTATGCTGCAACTTTCTTGTTTAATTCTTCCTCACTAATTTCAGCATTTTTTTCTTTCAACTGCTTCTTATAGTTCCACTCTGAATATGTGGAGTTATTGAGATTTACAGAAGTCGATGTTGTTCCGTTTGCTGCCTTTTTAACCGTTGCTTGACGACCTGGCGTTCCAACATGAAGTTCATATGCACCATCTAACCAAGTCTTTGCAGCGGTCAGATATGGATCAGCGTCTTTGAGAATATTGTCAATTAAACTTCCACCACCAGAATTATTTCCACAAGACCCTCGTCCTTGCCCTCGGATTCTATTAATCTCAGCAAGTTCTTCCTCTGTGCAATGAGTAACACCAAACAGAGGGAACCAACCTACAGTATCAGTGCCACCATCAGGAGTTCTATTACAACCAGAACCAGCAAATTTGATGAAAAGAGAAATCAATCCTGTAATGCTAGTAATGCCCTTTTTGATAAGATCTGTTCCTTCTTCAAAAATACCACTTGCACTTTTCCATGCTTCGATAATTTCTTGTGCTTGCTGAACACCCTGAACAATGGTAGAAACAGTAGAGACAATATTTAATACCGAATCAAGAATGCTTTGAACTTGACAAACAACGCTATCAATAACATCCTGAACACCCTTAAGAACAAATGCCGCTTTATCGATTGCACCGTTCAAGAAACCTTCAAGAATACTGAAAATGCTATTGATAGGATCTTGAATAAATGCAATTAATTGACTATCAATGGCACAGAGTTGACTCAGAATTGTAGTAACTGCTGACTGGATTGTTGTAAAGATAACAAACGGTGCTCCAGTAACACCACCGAGCAAGTTTACTAACTGCAACTGTTCCGCTAAGTTTGCTAAGGATTGTCTCATCGCAGAAACAACCTGAGCAAACACAGCACCTAAAAAGTTCTGAATCTTTGCAGTTAATACTTTTGCAGTAACTAGTTTTCCCGTAACAACATCGAGAAAGTCTCCATTTTCCGCTTTAACTAGAGTTCCTGCAGTGTCTGCAAGATCTTCTAACAGATAAGTTAGTTTATACTCTAAAGTTTTCCAAGGTCCACCAACACCAT